ATTCGTCGTTAGAAAACAATTATTATGACATTATTTCAATGAGTTATCTATTTTTATCGTGTACAGAGAAATTGGGAGATGCTGTTGATAAATTAACAGCGATTTCAATGCACTCATTCACAATGGCAGCACTAGCCAAGCAAGGTTTAATTGAAACTGTGCGTGATGCTGATGGTGTGGTGCTTTACAAAACTTTTATGGATCGCCGTGTGATTGTCGATGACGGTATGCCAGTGGATGGTGATGTATTTACCTCTTTCTTGTTTGGCCAAGGTGCGATTGGTTTCCAAGATATTGGTGCACCAGTTGGTGTAGAGACTGACCGAGACAGCCTAGCAGGTACAGATATTCTTATTAACCGCCGTCACTTTGTATTGCATCCTCGTGGCATTAAGTGGGCAGGTGATACAGGTATTGCACCTAATAATGCTGGTCTAGCAACAGCCGCAAACTGGGAACGTGTCTACGATCCTAAACAGATCCGTATTGTGGCATTCAAGCACAAGATCAAATAACAAAAAGGCGGGTAACACCGCCTTATCTTTTTGGAGATCCACATATGGGACTTTCATCATTTAACCGTGCACGGGAAAGACAACAAATGACAGAAACAAAAATTGCTGAACTCGAAGAACAACTGGCAACAGTAAAGGGCGAATTTATTGCCTTTCAAAATGATACCGAAGCAATGAAAGCACGTATTGCTGAACTTGAATCAGGTGAAGGTGGTCAAACACCTGAAGATGACCAAAAACCAAGTGATACTCAACCACAACCAATTAACTATGCTGGTCTAAAAGTAGATGAGCTTCGAGCTGTACTAACTGAAAAAGGCATTGCATTTGAAGCAGGTGCTAAAAAAGATGAACTTTTAGCATTAATTCCAAAGGAATAATTCATGAGCTTTATCACTGAACAAGAAGCGATAGAACATGTTGAAGGCTTTGATGCTTTATCTGCCAGTGATAAGGCTCAATACCTCCAAATGGCCGAAGCATATCTATTAGCACGTAACGTTAAGCCTTATGAAGATGCTACCCAAGTACCTGAACCTTTAAAAACGGCCTCCTATCAAATCATCAAGGGCATTATGAAAGGTGATCTATATCAAGGGCAGGAACAGGCACTAAAACGTAAGAAGGTCAAAGCTGATACGGTTGAGACCGAAAAGGAATATCAGGACGGATCAGTAAAGCTTAGTGCAATCGAACAATTCATTCTTGATTTGATTAAGCCTTACAGCAAACGAAAAGCTGTATTTTTTGTCAGGAAAATTTAAATGGGCTTACGTGAAGAAATTCAGGCAGATATTGCTGAAGCATTTAATGATGATTTAGCGGACGCCGTTCATTCATTTACTTGTGACCGGATCTCAAGAAAAGATTGGGATCCTAAAACTGAAACTTATGTCGAAGTTAAAGAAAACTATTCTGGTCGTGGCGTTCTGTTTGGCTCATACAGTCAATATGAGATTCAGACGCTTGGAGTACTGGCCACAGATAAAAAGGCTACAGTGCTGCAGAATGAAGTTACCAAAGAGCCAAAGATTGATGATGAGTGGTTAACAGCCTTAGGCTCATTCCGGGTAATTCATATTCAACAGGATCCAGCTTCTACTATTTGGAAATGTCAGTTGAGGAAGGTATAAGCTTGTATTGATTAATTTAGTTGATTTAAGCTATATACCTATTTTTAAAATACTTTCTTGGGGAAATTATGGGGTATATCGTTAAGTTAACCGATTCTGGTAAATATTTAATTCCAGACAATGAGGGATTGCTTACTACAACAGATTCAAAAGAAAAAGCTGTAGAATTTGGTCAAATAGATGATGAAGAGTCTGCTAAGTTAACTGCCCATAGTTTTAGTGGTGGAATGACAACTGGCGTTGATTTCATAATTGAGAAGGTGTAATTAAATTATGGCAACTCAAGCATATGTAATCGTCATTGAAATCCCAGAAAAGAAATGCCCAAATGTAAGAGGCAAAGCTAGTCTAATTAAAGATGGTAAGGCAAAAGTTTATCTTTCAAATAATACAACTTCTAGAGATGCTGAAAATGGCTTTGACCGATATGGAGTTACAGGTGGTCGAAATGCTGTAGTAGTAACTGAGGCAACATTTCCAAAATACGAAGAAGAAATTACTAACTATCTTAATCGAAGATTTGGAGAAGACTGGTCTTTAAAATTAGAAAAGTGCTCAGTTGCATAAATTAAAACCCACTTCGGTGGGTTTTTTAATGGGCGCAATTTAGGAGTTTGAATGGTAAATACAAACTACGTTCCTTTGTGGCTTATCTCACCATTTCAGCATGTGCATTACACATTAGTTCGAAATCAACTGCATATGGATTTGCTATTTGAGGACATGAATAAGGTCGATCAATTCTTGTCTATTGAAGGGGCTGCAGCTCAGGTTGATTTCTATTCCGAAGGTGCATATGCAGTTGTTCAGCTTGGTGATACTTCAGAAAGAAATCAGATTGAAGTGTATGGATTGCTTTTACATGAAGCTGTTCATGTCTGGCAAAAGATTAAAAAGCTCATGGGTGAACGAGAACCGAGCTCTGAGTTTGAAGCTTATTCAATTCAGGCGATCGCTCAGGATCTCTTTAAGATGTATGAGGAAAGCGAGGTTAAAAGTCATGGGGTGGAAGGGGAAAAAGCCGACTAGTTTTAGTCTTGATGTGTCTAAAGCAGCAGAAGCACATGTAAAGAATATTGTCATGGATACCGTGCAATCCTTAGTTAATTTAAGTCCTGTTGATACTGGAGCATACCGTGCTTCACATATTGTTTCGATTGGATCTGCTGATTTCGGCGTGCGTGAACCTGAAACAAACCCAATTCAAGATGCAGCAATTCAAGCTGTAAAGATTAAATTGGGCAATTTGGTTTATATCCAGAACAATAAAGCTTATGCACCCCGCTTAGAAAACGGCTGGTCTGATCAAGCACCACAAGGTATTTATGGCCTCACGTTTAACTTTATTTCTCAAAAGTACGGTGGTTAAGATGGCAATGACTTTAGAGCAAACAAGGCAAGCTATTATTGATCGTATGCAAAGCTTTACTGGTATTGCGCAGGACAGAATACAGTATCCAAATGCTCCAGGCTTTAATGTACCTAAAGATGGTGTTTGGTGCCGCTTAACGATTGCAGGTGGTCCCAGTTTTAATTCTGGCATTGCAGATAAGCCATGTACTCGCCGTACCGGTAATATCATGATTCAATGCTTTGCACGTCCCAATTCAGGAATAATTGAAATCACAAAATTGAGTGATGCATTACTTGCTCATTTTGAATATTTCACAATCGAACACTTAGAATGTTTGAATGGCCAATCTATTTATGCGGGTAAAGATGCTGATTTCATTCAGTATAATGTGAGCATTGGGTACAAGGTGAATTGATATGTCATGTATGCTGACTTTAGAAGAAATCGAAATTAAACGGCAAGAACTGGAACGGCATCTTGAAGATGTTATGTCTGTTGAGTTGAGCAAATGGCAATCTGAAAACAAGCTATGTGTTTCTGATGTGAATATACGCTTGGCTAATGTTGTTAGTCTCGGAGGGCCTAAACATAACGTTGTTACTGGAGTAAGTGTCGATTTAGATAATGAGCTTTGAGTTCAAGAAAAAGCTACTGCAAGGCGATTATTTTTAATGACCTCAGCATATTATCATTTGTGATTACATTCTGTTACAGTAATGGAAATTTATAACAAATGGTAAAACATGAAAAAATCAACTTTAGGCTGGGGTGCCGCAGGATTAGTAGCTTTAGGGATTTTTGGTTCAGGCAATGATAACTCTCCAAAACAAACTTCAGACTCAGAAAATGCGCAGAGTGCAGTAGAGGAAGTTATCGAATCAAAATATATCAACACTAATTCTTTAAATATTAGAGATAAACCAAACGGTCAAGTAGTAGGAAAGTTAGGACGTGGGGAAAAAGTTGATATTTATGAGATGAAAGGAAACTGGGCACGTATTTCCTTAAATTCCTCATCACCTCAGTGGTTATCAACAAAGCTATTATGTGAAACGGATGGCTGTTTTAAACAAAAGTCTCGATCAACCACGTCAAATAATTATCAGGCCTTAAAATCTCATCCTCATCATTCTGAAAGAAAACAGAAAAAAACCTACTACGATAGTGATTGTTCATGTGCTGTGGTGGATTATTGCGTGGGTCCTAGAGGTGGGCACTACTGTATTACGAGTGGAGGAAACAAGAGATATAAACCTAGATATTAATTAATTTGAATTATGAGACCTCCATTTTGAGAGGTACTTTATGTCTTAATCACTACCACCTCATCGGTGGTTTTTTTATGTCTATAGGAATCACTTATGAGCAATTTTGTATTTAAGCGTGGTGACACTTTCAACTTAAATCTTCAGCTAGTTGATATGGATGAAGCCCTGCAATATCCACCAGATGATGTGCGCCGTGCAATTGATCTTACAGGTTATACCTTCACTTCACAGGTTAAAGCTCTGGCTGATGGTGCTACTGTGGCCACATTAACTTGTACTGCATTAAGCCAAAGCACACAGAAAGGGTGGCTGAACATTAAATCTAGTGCAAGCACTGCAACTTGGCCTTTAGGGCTGTGTCAGATGGATATTAAAGCTGTAGTTAGTGGCACTACACAGCACACTGAAACTTTGACTTTCCAAGTGATTGACGGAGTAACAGCATAATGGCAAATCTTGTTTTTAAATTTAGTTGGGATCATCGGCCATTCCCATATAACGCCTCACAGGGCAAGCGGCAGTTTATGTTGCCATTTGCGTCAGGTATTCCCAATCTGGCACCCAACTTTTCTCAAGTAGTTGGTACTGCAGCTATCTCTCAAGGTGGAACGGGGGCAACTACAGCGGCTGGTGCACGAGCTAACCTAGGCGCAGCTGCAAGTGGGGTAAATAGTGATATTAGTGAGCTTAAGGGACTTACAACCCCTTTATCAATTTCTCAGGGAGGATTAGGAGCTGATAATGCACAGACAGCTAGAATGAATTTGGGGTTAGGAACTGCTGCTGTACTAGCGTCAACAACAAGTCAATATGATCCTACGCCGGGACGAGCACTAAGAGTCGGTGATTGGGGGATAGGGGCTGAAGGTTCTCGTGTATCTGATATGGTTGCTCCTCTTAATAATGGTTTTTTTCGAACAGATGACACTTTAACAAATGATACTGGTAATAGTATTGGTCCTTATGGTTTCTTTTTACACTGTACCCGACGCTCAATGGGTTTATATACAAATGGAAGTCATTCATTTCAGCTTGGGAAAGCTGCCTCATATTCTGCCCTGAAGTATCGATTTAATAATAGTGGTACTTGGTCTAATTGGTTTAATTTATTGACTGCACAAAATACTACAACTGATGGAAATGGTTTTATTAAAGCCGCTTCACCAGTCGTTAAGCTTTTCCAAAGTCATATTGAGCTAAATAACGATGCTGCCAAGCAACCGATCACTTTTGACAAATTAGGCACTGGTGACTATCTGATTAAGGGCTCTTTAGGCTTTGCACAGGAAGGTTGGTATATCGAAGTACCTAAGGATGCCAACGGTAATACGGTAGTAGCAGTTGAATATTCAACCTTAGAAAATGGTGATCTTTCTATTAAAACTTATAAACGTAAGTTTGATGTGGAAAAGGCAGCCATTGTAGCTGATCTCGAAAATCCACTTGATATTCCAGAAGGCCGCTGGATTGATATCCGTCTGCATGAAGAACCTGAACCAGAGCCTGAAGAGCCGTTGAGTGAAACACCAGTGGATTTCCAGCCGACTAACTTATCTCAGGCAGTTGCTGCAGCCATGAATGGCGTGGAACCGCCAGAAATCTCAGAAACAGACGAAACACTTTAATAACCCGCTTAAACAGCGGGTTTTTTATTGCCTAAATTTTGGAGAACCATAAATGAGTTCAGGCGCAAAAATTCGATTATATGCTTGTGAGGAAGCAGTTTTAGGAACAACTCCTGCAAATCCAGTCTGGTACACCGTTCGCCGTGTTACTGATAGTTTGAC